CATCAATACTGTATAGGACTAGATCCCAGTCTGGGCACCGGCGGCGACTATGCGGCACTGGAGATAATTGAGTTGCCCACAATGATGCAGATAGGCGAGTGGCAACACAACAAAACACCAATACAAAGGCAAATTGTCATCATGAAAGAGATCTGTGATTACTTGTATGAAGTTACGGGTTCTGATACGGACATATACTACAGCGTGGAAAACAACACCATTGGTGAAGCATCGTTGATTGCCATTGCCGAAATTGGTGAAGAGAACATACATGGAACATTCTTAACAGAGCCCAAAAAAGTGGGCAATGTACGAACTTATCGCAGAGGATTCAATACCACACACAAGAGTAAACTAACAACATGTGCCAAGTTGAAGAGCCTGATTGAAACCCAGCGTATGCACATAGCCAGCAAAAACTTGATCAGCGAACTAAAGACTTTTGTGGCTGTTGGCAACAGTTTCAAAGCCAAAATTGGTGAAACTGATGATTTGGTAATGTCTTTGATCCTGGTACTACGCATGGTACAAATGCTACAAAGTTATGATGCTGAGCTAGATCAGCGTCTTAGGGACGGATTAGACGACTTTATTGAGCCCATGCCCTTTATAATGACCATGTAATATGCAATTACTCTATACAGATAAATAACAGTATGAGAGAAATAGAAAAAATTGCAGAAAACCTGTTTGACAAAATCCGTAGCCGATTTAGTAATGTAAATCTCGGTGATAACACAGCCAAGCGCACTCAAGACCCGGGGAAAGCTAGATTTTTTAATTTTGATTTTGATGTTGACGGAGCAGTACTAGGTAATGTTACTATTAGCCTAATTGATGAAAAATCAATGAAAGTATATTTTGGTAGTGACATTGCGGATAATACCAAAGAGTCAGATGAAGATGATACTAAGCAACACGCATGGTACGATTTCCTAAGAAACTTGCGTAAGTTTGCCAAGCGTAACATGTTGAACTTTGACACTAGAGATATTGCCAGAAGCAACTTGCAGATCAAAGATATTAAACAACAGACTAAGGCAGATGACACCGTGGACAAAGACGAAATTAATGTAACCGAAAGCCGACTTTATGGAACTAGCCGTCATAGCTTTATGGAAGTTGGTCCTTGCAAATTAAGAATTATACACAGCGACAGCATCGATGAAGAAAAACACGGCGCCCGTGGACGTAAGATTGATCAGATCTTTATTGAAACACCACATGGTGAGCGTTTCCTGGTACCACACAAACATCTAGGTTGCGCGGCCGCATTGGCAACACACATTGCACATGGCGGTGAGCACAATGATGACATAGCCGAGTGCATGAATGGTATGGTTACTGAAATGGGCAACATGAGCCATTTTGTACGATCCATTAAACGCCGTACAGACCTTGATGACGAAACAGGTCAAATGGCACACGCAGCCATTAACAGATATAACGAACTTAAAAACAAATTAAAGCGTCTAAGAAGTCCACGCCACTATTTGGATTTTGTTGAAAATTACATGCCAGAAGTTGCAGCCGAAGACGAATACGATGTAGACGCATTGCGTGAGCGATTTGTTAAGAAGATGTATGATGAACGGTTTGACGCCGCGTTACCATTTGTGTATCGTGCTCATAAACGACAGCAAGAAAGTCTAAACACTCCAATGGCAGAAGAATTTGAATCTTGGGCCAACGGCATATTAGAAGGTACTTGGGCAATGCCTGAGTCAGAAGAAGAAATCCGCCGGTTGGTTGAACTAATGGGCAAACCGTTGCAAGTTGGAGTAAACGGTGGAGACGCTACTAGTGCATTGTATGATGTTATCGGTGATGATCAATTGTTTGACGACATCCACAATATGGCCGACATCAAAGGTGAAGACTACGATTGCCGACCAGAGGTACTAAAATGGGTAAAACAAAACATGCCCGCAGTAGTTCCACAAATCGAAGCAGTTATGCAAAATGACAAAGCAGAACCACAACCCGGAGCAGAACCAGTGTTGGGCACAACCCAACCTGCCGAGCAACCTGCTCCAGCGGCAACACCACCTGCTCCAGAACAACAGCCGCCTGCACAACCAGTGATGCAGAGTGCTGATCCATTGGACTTTATTAGATCGTTGGCTGGGCTTAAACGATAAAACTAAAATTTGATAAAAGAAACGGGCAAATTAATTTGCCTTTTCTTTTGACTTATCATAAATACTACTGTACAATGCAACGAGTGCATTATACATATTAAGGCACACAATTAAGGCACATTTTTAAGGAGAACTATTATGGCCATGACTTTAGCAGAAATTCGCGCAAAACTACAATCTCAAGACAACCGTAAAACCGGTAATCAACAAGGCGGTGATAACGCCATTTACGCACACTGGAACATTCCAGAAAACACAACAAGTCGCGTAAGATTCCTCCCCGACGCAGATCCAAAGAACAGTTTTTTCTGGGTTGAACGCCTGATGATCAAATTGCCATTCGCTGGCGTTAAAGGTCAATCAGACAGCAAACCTATTGTTGTTCAGGTACCTTGCGTTGAAATGTATGGAGACGCTTGCCCAGTATTGGCCGAAGTCCGTACATGGTTCAAGGACCCCAACTTAGAAGAAATGGGTCGCAAGTACTGGAAGAAAAAATCTTACTTGTTCCAGGGCTTTGTTCGTGACAACCCAATTGGCGACGACAAGACACCGGAAAATCCAATCCGTCGCTTTGTTATTAGCCCACAGATCTTTAACTTGATCAAGAACGCACTAATGGATCCAGAAATGGAAAACTTGCCCACAGACTATGCGGCAGGTCTAGACTTCTCAGTCAAGAAGACCAGCAAAGGTGGTTATGCTGACTACAGTACCAGTACTTGGAGCCGCAAAGAGTCCGCACTCACAGCAGTAGAAGCGGCCGCAATTGAGCAATATGGACTTCACAATTTGGGTGATTTCTTGCCCAAGCGTCCCACTGATGTAGAGTTAAAAGTCATCAAAGAGATGTTTGAAGCAAGTGTTGATGGACAGCCTTACGACCCAGATCGTTGGGCCAACTACTACAAGCCATATGGATTGCAAGTAGGTGCTGGTAGCACCGGTGACGAAGTTGCCGCCCCAGCAGTTAAGGTTGCCGCACCAGCAGTGGCTAAGTCAGAAACGCCTGCCTGGGAAGATGATGCCACAGAAGCCGCATCTGCTCCTGCAATGACACCAACAGCAAAGCCTTCTAGTCAAAAAGCCGAGGACATCTTGGCCATGATTCGCAGTCGTAAAACAAACTGATTTTGAAACTTGAAGTTAATTTAGGAGCCTCTTCGGAGGCCTCCTTTGAAATATTACTTAATAGCAATCCGTTTGTATTTAAATGGCTTGATGAAGTTAGTTGGTGTACACAAAATTGTAGTTTTAATCAACAAGAAGCGTTTGCATCGTTTATAACTCTTGATCAGGCCATTGTAAATCTAACCAACGCTTGCTATGTTATCAATCGGTATCTTAAAGGATTTTTAGATATTCGAAGTGATATGCGTGATCAGCCACAAGAATATTTCAATTACCTTCATGAAAAGTTTGAACAACTAAGCGGAGAATTTGAAAAACCAACCAAGCTGTTTTCGATCGCCAATGACGAACTTAAAACAGCCATTCGTGATTTAAATTTTTACATCCACCGAGTTGAAACTAAACTAGAAACGGGAAATTTGTTTTACATCAGTTTCAATAAAGATCAATATCGCAGGAGCACCATGCAACAAGAAGATTATCAATATGCAGAGTATGATATTCCAGCAGGATCTTTATTTGTGCATTATTCAGAATTAGGTAAAGATTATTATGACCTGTTTAAAGATGGGCTAACTATAGGATATCAGGGTAATAAAAATTTACACAACTATTCTGGAGAGGCCAGTTTGGCATTAGAGGACTTGCCCATGCTTGGCGACGATCGGTATAAAATCTGGTTGCAAGAACAAGGCATAGATCCGTATAATAAGTTATTGGGACATGGAAAAATAATACTGGGTAAAGTTAGTAACTTGCCAGATGCAGTATACAAATTAAAAACACATCAGTGTTTACATAGTATTTTAATTAAGGATTAATTATGGCAACCAAACCATTTGACGTGAGTAAATTTAGAAAATCAATTACAAAGAGCATTGACGGAATATCTGTTGGCTTCACAGATCCCACAGATTGGGTTAGTACAAATAATTATGCATTGAATTATCTAATCAGTGGAGACTTTAACAAAGGTGTCCCGCTAGGTAAAGTCACTGTATTTGCCGGAGAGTCGGGTGCAGGTAAATCGTTTATCTGTAGCGGTAACTTGGTTGCTAATGCACAGAAGCAAGGCATTTATGTTATCCTGGTGGACAGTGAAAACGCACTTGATGAAAAGTGGCTACATGCCTTGAACGTGGACACTAGCGAGGATAAACTGCTTAAACTCAACATGGCCATGATTGATGACGTGGGCAAGATGATTAGTGAATTTGTCAAAGAATACAAAACACTACCAGAAGCAGAACGTCCCAAGGTGTTGTTTGTGGTCGACTCCCTGGGCATGTTGTTGACACCAACAGACGTTAACCAGTTCCAAGCAGGTGACATGAAGGGTGACATGGGTCGCAAGCCCAAGGCACTGGCTGCATTGGTTCGTAACTGTGTTAACATGTTTGGTAGTTTGAATCTAGGACTAGTATGTACTGCACACACATATGCAAGTCAGGACATGTTTGATCCCGACGACAAGATCAGCGGTGGACAGGGTTTTATTTACGCCAGTAGTATTGTTGTGGCCATGCGTAAGCTCAAGTTGAAAGAAGATGAAGATGGTAACAAGATCTCAGAAGTAAAAGGTATTCGTGCCGCTTGTAAGATTATGAAAACACGCTACGCCAAACCGTTTGAATCGGTGCAGGTCAAGATCCCATACGAAGAAGGTATGAATCCTTTCAGTGGCTTAACTGACCTTGTAGAGGGCAAGGACCTGCTGAAGAAAGAAGGTAATAGTTTAGTCTACACAACAGTAGACGGTGAAATTATCAAGAAGTTCCGCAAGGCTTGGGAACGCAATGATGATGGTTGTTTGGATCGAGTTATGTCTGACATTACTGCAAATCCGCACAAACTTGGAAAATCTATTGTGCAAGAAGATGTAGACGTTGAGATAACCGAATAAATAATTCAATTAACTAAGTGAGGATAATATGAGCATTGAAGTAGATGTACTAAGCGAAGCATATACGATCTTAAAGCAGTACATTCCGCAAAAAGATCAACAAGAAGCCGCAGACAATTTAATGAGCGTTATGGTAGATTATCTAAATGATCTAGACCTCAATGAATTTGGGGCAACCGATGCTAAACTTAAAAAGGCAATGAAAGAATTTGCTGTTGACGACGAAGAGTATAACGAAGATTACGAAGAATAACCATGTGGTATAATCGCATTGTACAAAATCTCGGGGAGATTCCGGACTTCATTAATTTTTACGAAAATGAATTAATTGAAGCCAAGTACGATTGTGCAGTCAAGGGCAATCTTGAAAAAAGTATTGCAAGCCTGCCTGGCATCACAGAGCATAGGTTTAATCAATTGCAAGAGATTGAAGCGGTACTAAATTTCCTTAATATACAGTTACGCAAAATTCGTAGAAAACATTTTCAAAAATATTTAGAAGCATATGCTCGTGCGTTAACTAGTAGAGATGCAGAGAAGTATGTTGATGGCGAAGACGAAGTCATTGACTTTGAAACCATCATCAACGAAGTTGCTCTAGTACGTAATAAATGGCTAGGTTTGCTTAAAGGCATTGAATCAAAGAATTTTATGCTGGGGCACGTGGCTAGGTTGCGTACAGCAGGTATGGAAGATGTTGTGGTATGACGGACTGGAAAGCTCGAGCCGACGAACTATTGGAAGAATTTAACCTGTGCATACGTGCAAAACCCAGGCATGATGCCATCAATATACAATTAGAAAAAGACGCAGTAAGTAAATGGGCAGTGCACCTTAACAACCAACGTGGTTGGGGCACAGACCTTGAGATTGCAGAAGCATGCCATCAACTTGAACCTAGACTGAAGCAACTTAAAGAAAAAATAGTACTAGAGATATTAACTAAATGACACAATTTACAAACCCCCATTATAGCCATGAGCATAGTTTAGAAATATTAAATTTATTGTATGGGTATGATAGTTTTTTAGACAGTTTGGAGGTAATTTGTGACATGGGTTGCGGCTCTGGCCTAGATGCACAGTGGTGGGCAACTTTGGAAACTCGTGACGATCCACCAGAACCGAGAAACTATAAAGTATTTGCAGTGGATCGAGATTTAAGCCGCATTGATCCGGACGTTCATGATACTCCCGGAATCAAGTGGTTGAATTATGATTTTGAAGATGAGTACATACTACCAGTGGCAACCGATTTAATATGGAGCCATGATAGTTTTCAATATGCTCTGAATCCGATTAAAACACTGGCCAATTGGAGTAAGCAATTAAACAACAATGGTATGTTGGTAATGGCCTTGCCCCAGAGTATGAATTATGTTTATAATCGATTAACTTTTAAAACTGAAAGTTACAACTACTTTAACTATAACATATCCAATTTGGTATATATGCTTGCAGTGAATGGGTTTGATTGCCGAGATGCGTTTTTCTATAAAAATATCAACAGCGATTGGATTTATCTTGGGGTGTATAAAAATGAAGAACCAATGGACCCGGCAAAAACTAGCCTGTACGATCTAGTGGACAAGAATTTGTTACATGACAGTGTTATTGACAGTATAACTAGATTTGGTCATATTAGACAGCAGGACATAGTCTATCCCTGGTTAGATAAAGATTTCTACCAAGCTAAAACATGAAAATTGTAGTATGCACTGGCGGATTTGATCCCATACACAGCGGACATATTGAATATCTACGCGAAGCTCGAAAACTAGGCGATCGACTCGTTGTTGGTGTAAATTCAGACGCCTGGCTAGAGCGTAAAAAGGGTCGTGCGTTTATGTCGCATCGTGAGCGGAGTCTTATTGTTAGTGCAATCAACAGCGTAGATGCCGCGTATCAATTCGATGACTCAGATGGTAGTGCATGTGAGCTGTTGAAAAGCATGAAACAACATTATCCTTACGCAGAAATAATCTTTGCCAATGGTGGTGATCGTACACAACACAATATTCCTGAAATGTCAGTGGAGGGCGTTAATTTTGTGTTTGGCGTAGGCGGAGAAAATAAAGCTAATAGTAGCAGTTGGATTTTGCAAGAATGGAAAGCACCCAAGACCGAACGTCCCTGGGGGTATTATCGTGTGTTACACGAGGTATCGGGTACAAAAGTAAAAGAATTGACAGTCAATCCGGGGCAACGATTGAGTATGCAACGACACGAAAATCGTGCTGAATATTGGCATGTTAGTCACGGGGCATGTGCGGTGTTCAGCACCATGCCCAATGAGCATTTGTTACCTGTAGTTCTATTGAAAGAACATATGAATTACAAAATACCCCAAGGCGCCTGGCATCAACTAACAAATCCCTACGACGTACCCTGCAAAATCGTAGAAATACAGTACGGAGTCGTCTGTACTGAAGAAGATATCGAACGGCGATAAATAACATATATGAAAATCTTTGAAGTTATTGCCACAGTATCGGAAGGCCGCGGGATTTATGCCCGTAGCCCCACAGACCCTGCATTTACCGCAGTACCCAACAACACATTTGGTGCCGAAGTAGGTGCACCTTATCAATTTGCTGGAACACAAAATTATCCGCAACGTGGACAGTTTGCAGATGTGGCCGAACTACAGGCCAACGTTGCACACGTGGACAAACAAGTACAACAACAAAGCGGTCGTCCTATTACCTGGGCAAATCGCCCGGGCCCACGCCATCGTGGCTTTGGTCTAGCACAGTTTGTTGGCGGCGACGGCAAGCCTGTTTACTTTGGCAAGTACTTTGAGGAAATTCTACCTAGTATGATGCACAAGTGGGACAATGATGAATTGCCCGGCCTGCGTCCAGAACTAAAAGCCAGTAAAAAAGCTCGTGCCGGCTTCAAGCCACAAGACATTCTTGGTGCAGTTGACACAGCCAACAACGGCGCTGAGTTGTTGAAACACATCAACGGTGTGACCACACTTCAGCAAAATATCAAAGACGGTATCAACATGATGGCTCGGAAACGGTTGCCTGTGTTTGCTGGAGAAGCCGCAAACTTAGAAGCAGTTCGTGATAACTTGGGTGAAGTGCTACAAAGTATTGCACTAACACATGGCATGGTTGGCGGCGAAGCTGACCAGGCTCGTAAAAAGATTCTTAATAATGCGCCCTGGCAGAAACTTGCTGTGCATTTCCCGCAGGGTAAAACATTTGGCCTGGTGGACTTTTATCTTCGCGCAGGCAACTTTAGTCTTGGAGTCAGCAGTAAAGGAGCCAAAGGAGCTCCTGCCAGTGTGCGTAACTTGTTAGAAGGTATTGCCAATGCAAAGAAAGCCGGACAAGATCTGGAAGCTGAGTTTCCCATTGCGGCCACCATTGTTAAACGCATTGCTGAGTTGAACATGCAAGATGGTCCGTTGGAGCTAGCCAAAGACTACAAATTTATTACAGCAGATCAAGCACTTGATGTCAAGCGCATGATCAAAGAACACACTACAGAAAATCCACCTGCTTGGACTCAACCCTGGACTGAAGCATTTAAAATGAAATCAGCCGCAGGATGGAATTATGGTTATTGGGTTCTAAGTGCCATTGCAGGTAAGGTTGCACAGCATGTTAACAGTACTCCTGACTTCAGTAACGGATGTGTAGAATTTTTAAACTATGCCAGTATGATGCAACTGTACACACAGGCCAAAGCAGTGGGTGATGATGTGCAGGTTACTGAGTTTAAGCCAGTGTATCCTCCAAACTTTGAAGGTTCAATAGCATTGGTAGCAGGCAAGAGCTACTATGCAAGTGGTATCAACCAAAAATACGTTTTCGACTT